GTCATTTGCGCATAGTCGCGAAATTCGGCGTTTGGGGGAGGGTTTGCACAACCCTGCGCAAGGTCGACCGGTCAATGCGCTGAAATGCCCGAGTTTGCAGGGTTTTGACAAAAAAGCCGGTCCCCTAAGGGCTGTTTCCGGCCGATGAAGGAGTTTTAACCCTGGCACCAGCTGGACGACCGCCAAAACCGATTGAAGAAAAGCGTCGCACTGGCAATCCAGGTCGACGCCCACTTCCATCAAAATCATCGACGGCAGCTCTTGAACCGGTCGTTGGAATACCGCCAACACCAATTGAAATTGCAGAAAATCCAATTGCATTGAGCACTTGGAATTTGATTTGGACTTCCGAGGCGCAAAGGTGGCTCTCGCCTCGGGTTGATCGCATCACCGTTGAGTCAGTTTGCTACCTTGCAGCGGAAGTTTCAGCACTTCGCAAGATGGCAATGGCGCAACCACTACTCGAAGAGCCCATCGTTACGCCGACTGGCTTGACCGTTGGAAGCAAAATTGTCGCCAATCCGGCGGTGAACATGCTTCGCAAGGCACAAGCTCAGTTGACGAAGGAGCTCTCAGACCTTGGCTTCAACCCGACCGCCAGAAGCAGACTCGGACTTGCCGAAGTCAAGCGCGAAAGCGTCCTCCAGCAACTCCTCTCGAACTCAGGCTCGAGCAACAACCGCCAAAGCGAAGACTCGCAAACCGTCGACGCCGAAATCCTCCATATCGCCGCCGACAATTGATGGTTGGCCTCCGCTGTATGTCACGGCAGTCCCACACGAAGACATTCTGCGAGGTGACGGTCCCGAAGTAGTCAGGCGCATTGAGGCGCTTTGCACTATCTCGAAAGATGTAGTTGGTGGACAAGCTGGTGACCCAATGTTGCTGCGCCCCTGGCAGAAGCAATTGATCTATCGGCTCTTTGCTCGTAGGCCAGATGGGAAACGCCGGCATCGAGTGGCGCTTATTGGAATGCCACGCAAAAACGGCAAGTCTGGTCTTGGTTCGGCATTTGCCCTTGATGGTTTGCTGTTCGATGGCAAAGGTGCCGAGGTTTATTCCGCAGCTGCGGAAAAAGAACAAGCCAAAATTGTTTTCAACGAAACGAAAGCAATGATTCGCCGGTCGGAAGAGTTATCCGAAGCATGCGTTTCCATGCGTGACGTCATCGACGTTCCGGCAACGGGTTCAATTTATCGGGCTCTTTCAGCGGAGGCATATTCCAAAGAAGGCTTGAACGTTTCTCGAGCAATCATTGACGAGCTGCATGCTCATCAAACCGAAGACTTGTGGAACGTGCTGACGCTTGGAACTGGTGGACGTTCCGAACCAATGGTCATTGCCATTACGACTGCCGGCCTGACAACCGATTCTTCTGGTGAGGAATCAATTTGCTACCGGATGTTCCAGTACGGCGTTGAAGTTGTTGAAGGCCATATCGACGATCCGAACTTTTTCTTTTGCTGGTGGGGTGCGCCTGATACCAGCGACTTTTCTGATCCGGCAGTTTGGCGAGCGGCCAACCCTGGCTATGGCGACATTTTGAACGCTGAAGACTTGGACGACGCGTACAAGCGAACACGGCCAAACGAATTTCGAACCAAACGACTCAACCAGTGGGTAACTTCCACCGAGTCGTACTTGCCAAGAGGTTCTTGGGAAGCCTGCGCTGATGCTGAACGAGTCGTCGATTCAAAAACCAAGGTGGTTTTGGCGTTTGACGGTTCTCTCAATCACGACACAACCGCACTGATGGGTTGCACCGTGGAAGATGTGCCGCATTTGTTTTATGTGTGGTGTTGGCAACGTCCTTTTGATGCCGATCCTGCATGGCATGTGCCAGTGACCGACGTTGAGCAAACCATTCGTGAGTTTTGCGCCACGCACAACGTCATCGAAATTGTGGCTGATACCCATCGATGGGAACGGTCGCTGCAAGTGCTGGCTGATGAAGGTTTGCCAATGGTGGAATTTCCACAGTCGGACGAGCGAATGGTCAAAGCCACTGAACGGCTTTATGACGCTGTTCTCAACGGCCTTGTGACCCATGATGACAACGAGCTTGTGTCTCGGCACATTGGCAATGCTCGAACTCGGCAAACCAACCGAGGAATTCGATTGATGAAGACGACCAAACGGTCACCGCTGAAAATTGACCTTGCCGTCACCGCTGTAATGGCGTTTGGAACGGCTTCGAATACGAAGACACCGCCAAAACCAAGAATCTTTGGTCTGTCGGACTTCATGAACTGACCAGGAGCACAAATGATTCTTTCGTATGTGCTCGAACTGCTTGGCGCAGCTGCTCTCATTGTCGGCGTCGGCCTGTTGAGCATTCCAATCGCCTTCATTACCGGAGGATTTCTTATGTTCGCCCTAGGCCTATTTCTCGATTTGCGCCTTGCTAAAGATTTGAACAAGGGAAACTAGCGTGGGCTTGTTTTCGTCCGCCTTGCGGCGTTCCGAAGGGCTTTCAGAGGCTCGAGGTGCCAATCCGATGATGCCTTGGGGTGACAGCACGCCACCCACCAACGGCATGTTGGCAATGAACGTTGCCGGAACGTCAATTTCCGAACGTTCTGCTCAAGCAATCAGTGCAGTTTCAACGTCAGTCAACATTCTTGCTGATGCAGTTTCGACGCTTCCAATGCGACAATTCATTGGGCAAGGTGCAGCGAAAAAGGAAGTTGAACTAAGCCCAGTGGTCAATCAACCTTGGTCGGAAGTGACCAGGTTGAACTTCTTGGATCAAGTTGTACGTTCAATGGCGCTTCGTGGCAATGCCTGGGGCAAAATCGTGCAGCGCGACCGTCGGGGTTATCCACTCCAAGTTGTCCTGGTCAATCCTGACGGCGTGCAAATTCGTCGCGATCCAAGCACCGGCGACGTAGCAATTCAATTTGGCCAGACGCCAATGAAATGGGAAGACGTCTTTCACATTCCCTATCAAATGGCCCCAGGTGCGGTCTATGGACTCAACCCGATTGAGATTTTCCGCAACTCATTTGGTCTTGCTCGAGCAGCTGATCTTTCGGCCGGCTCTTTTTACTCAAACTCAAGTCGACCTGACGGCGTTCTCAAGGTCAATGGAGACTTGGATGAAGACGAAGCCCGTTTGCTGGCGCAAAAGTGGATGCAAAGCCATCAAGGCATTGGCAACCAGTTCATGCCGGCCGTACTGACCGGCGATGTTGAGTGGCAGCAAATTTCGATTGCACCAAAAGATGCTCAGTTCCTTGAAACTCGGCAATACAGCCGAGCCGAAATCTTTTCAATTTTCCGCATCCCTGCACACATGGCAGGCGAACAAGACAAAACAACGTCTTGGGGAACAGGAATCGAACAACAAGAAATCGGTTTCGTACGAAACACGCTGATGGGTTATCTCAGTCGAATCGAAGACGCTTTCACGGCGATGATTCCCCGAGGCAACTACGTCAAGTTTGATTTGAGTGGCCGACTTCGTGGCGATTCGTTGCAACGTTGGCAGCGATACCAAATTGGACGAACCATTGGCGCAATTACCACCAATGAAATTCGCATGGCGGAAGATTTGCCGCTTATCGATGACGAGTGGGCTGAGAACTTGATGGCACCGCTCAACTCAGCACAGAACGGATCACTAATGGGATTGGCCGAACCCGATGACGCCGAACCCGATCCGAAAGACCCAGACGAAATCATTCCTTCGAGCTCGTCAGCCAACTAGGAGGCTTCATGGACACGCTCACCGCACCTGATTCATTGCTCACCACGACTCGCGAAGACCTTCGCAATGTTCGCGAGTCACGACGAGTCAACTCGTCAGACTTCGAGCTTCGTGACGTTGCCAACGGCACTGGTGGTTCAGAACTGCACTACACCGGTTACGCAACCGTGACGAACTTGGACTACCGCATGGAAGACATGCTCGGTCCTTGGACAGAACGAATTGTAGCTGGAGCATTCAAACGGACGTTGGCAGAAAACCCTGACGTCAACTTTCTTATCAACCACGAAGGAATGGCGCTTGCGCGCACCAAGCCAGGAACACTTGTCCTGGTTGAAGATGGCACCGGCCTGTACGCCGAAGCACGCCTTGACCCAATGAATCCTCAAGTCATCGCTCTTCGTTCAGCCATTGAGCGTGGCGACATTGACGAAATGTCATTTGCCTTTCGAGTTACCGCTCAAGAATGGAATTCGGACTACACCGACCGAGCCATTACGGAAGTGAATTTGCACCACGGCGACGTTTCCGCTGTGAATTACGGTGCCAACCCTCACACCGCTGGGCTTGTGTCGCTTCGCAATGAAGGCGGCCGTCAAGCAAGTCCCGAACAGCTGCTCGAGGCGTTAGATGGACTCATCAGCCGTGGCGAACTCGACGAAGCAACGTTGCTTGCTCTTGACGAGCGTTTCGCCCTTATTAGATCGCTGGCTCCAGTAGCCACCGAACCAGTCCGCAATGACTTGGAGATCGCTCGTCGGCGCCTCCAGCTTGTCATTGCCGGCTAAGTCGCAGTAACCGCAGTAACAAGTCGCGCACGCGCTCAACATCATCAACGTAAGAGCCAACTGTCAACCTGCCTTGACCGTTGTTCGTTAGCAACCCGATGAACCCAAACAACTACAACACTTCGAAAGGAAGTGACGCCATGTCTCTCATCGAGACTTTGCGCGCAGAGCGCGCAACCAAGAGCGAGCGTGCCGAGGCAATCTTGACCGCCGCTGAAGGCCGTTCCGACGGTTCCTTCTCAGACCAAGAGCGCGTCGAATTCGACGAACTCACCACCGAGCTTCGTGAACTTGGCGACCGTATCGCCGACATCGAAGCCGTGACCGAGGCCCGTAAGGCTGCCGCTGAGGCTGCCCCACGCGTCGAAGTCAAAGCAGAGCCTTTGACCTACGCACGCTACGCCCCGACGTCCTACTACGCCGACCGTGCTCTTGCTGGGCTTGGTGTTGGTCGTGGAAACGCTTCGGAAGCACGCGCTCGTCTTGACCGCCACGCCACCGAAATGGACGTTGAATTGCAGCGTCGTTCCGGTCGTCGTCTTTCCGAGCAACGCGCCGCTGTCAAGGGTGCAACGTTCGAAACCCGTGCGGCGTCAACGTCAACCAGCTCCGCCGGCTACTTCGTTCCGCCACTGTGGCTCGAAGACCAGTGGATTGACTACCTGCGCTTTGGTCGTCCATTCGTGAACTCCCTTCGTCAGGTTGACCTGCCTGAAGGCACGAACTCGATCAACGTTCCGTCGGTCACCACCGCTGCAACGACCGCCATTCAGACCGCTGACAACGCGTCAGTCTCGTCGACTGACATGGTTTCCAGCTACGTCACCGCTCCAGTCCGCACGATTGCTGGTCAGGAAGACATTTCCTTGCAGCTGCTCGAGCAGGCTCCGAACGGTCTCATGGACCAGGTCATCTTCCAAGACCTCGCAACTTCGTACAACCAACAGTGCGACTTGCAGGCTTTGGCTGGAACCGGCTCAAGCGGCCAAGTGACTGGTATTCGTGCGCTTTCCGGCACCAACGCCATCACCTACACCGACGCTTCGCCTACGCAACCTGAGCTGTTCGCTCCTGTCCTTCAGGGCATCAGCCAACTCGCTCAAAACCGCAAGCGCGTCGATGGCACGACCATCTGGATGCACCCGCGTCGTTACTACTGGCTTGCCGCTGGTCTCGACACGTCCAACCGTCCTCTGGTTGTTCCAAACGCAACGTCCTACAACAGCATTGCGACGTCTAACGCCGCTGCCGCTGAGGGCTACGTCGCCAACTTCTCGGCTGGCGTTCCGGTTGCAATCGACGGAAACATCGGCACGACCTACGGCGCCGGCACCAACCAGGACGAAATCTACGTCGTCCGTGGTGACGACTTGCTGTGGTTCGAAGGTGCAATGCGCATGCGCGTTCTGCCAGAGATCCTTTCCGGCACCCTTGGCGTGCGGTTCCAGGCGTACAACTACGTGGCATTCCTGCCTCGTTACGCCTCGGCCGTTTCGGTCATCTCAGGCACCGGCCTCACGGCGCCTTCGGGCTTCTAGTCCGACACCCCACCTGGTCCTCTCCCAGGCGCATCCATTCCTGCTTGCAGGAATGGATGTGTAGGGGAATCGGAAACCACCGCCGATTCCCCTACACATTCATTCCTCGATCCCTAGTCCCTTGGAGGACAAAATGACTGACACAAGCTTTCAACCGGCAACTGACAAAGACAAAGCCGAGCAATACTTGACTGCTTTGAAGGCTGAGCTCGAGTCGCTTGTTGTGCGCATCGTCAAATTGGTTGACGCCGCAGCTGTAAAGGCTGAATCTCGAATCGCCGCCATCAAGGCTGAAATTGCTTCGGTCGAAGGCTTTCTTGGTATCAAGCCAGCAACGAAAGCCACTAAGGCTTCGAAGGCCGCTGCTGCCGACGTTTCCGAGGCGTAATCAGTGACCAGTTCACTTACCGTCAGCGGTGCCGTGGTTGGAATGTTGTCAGGCGAAAAGTTCGTCGGTCCCATTTCTTCAACCAACGCCAACACCGTCAGTTCAATTGTCAGTGTGACGCTCACCAGCGGTGACAACAGCATTGCCATTCCCTCACAAGCTGTGGTTGCCATGATCGTGTTGTCATCGTCGATTACGCAAACCATCAAGGTTCGTACCAACCTTGATTCTGGTGGTTGCACAATTGGCAACCCGAATTACGCACCATTCACGGTCATTCCAGTTCCATCAGGCGCTACGTCGCTGGTGCTCAACGCAAGTGCAGCAACATCGGCTCCAACTGAGGTCACGTTCCTGTAATGGCTCAAACTGCCTACGATTTCGTTATTCGCCAGGGCGACACAAAGCCTGTGCTCACTCAAACGTTGACCGATATCGATGGCAACGCACTGAACTTGACCGGTGCAACGGTCAAATTTGTCATGCGCACTTTGACGGCCGTTTCACCAGCCATCAACGCAACGGCAACGGTTACCAACGCCGCAACTGGTGCTGTCAGTTTCACGTTTACGGCAACCCAAACAGCAACCGCTGGTCAGTTCATGGCCAACTTCATCGTCACTTATGCCGATAGCAGCGTTCAGACCGCACCGGCTGATGGGTATTTGTCGATCAACATTGAGCAAAATCTGACGACGACCGGTGGAAACCAAATCATTTCTTTGGCCGAAGCGAAGGACTACCTTCAAATTCCTGCCACAAACAAGAACGAAGACGCCAAGCTTGTTCGCATGATCCAAGGTCTTGGACCAGTCGTTGAGTTTTTGGTCGGACCAGTCATTCAAAAAACAGTTGAGGAATGGCATGACGGTGGAACCGACACGGTCATCTTGCGCCAGCGTCCAATTGTCAACGTCATGTCCGTTACCGAATATGTCGGTTCAGTTCAATGGCCATTGGCAATCATTCAAGACCCAAGCGAAGGTCAGGTTTACAGCGTTCAAATTGAGACCGCCACCGGCCGACTCATTCGAAGGACGCCTGGTGGTGGAACCCAATCGTTCCAAGGTGGCCGGCAAACCGTCCAAGTGATTTACGTCTGTGGCCGGCAAACAATTGACACCAACATCACCCTTGGTGCGCTCGAGCTTGTTCGGATTAACTTTTCTCAAACTCAGCGTCGACGACCAAACATTGGCATTCCTGGCTACGAAGCAGACGAAGTCGAACCAGGGCGCGAGATTCTTGGATTCTTTGTGCCAAATCGAGTGCGTGAGCTACTCATGCCATCGAAGAAGCCACCGGCGGTCTTCTAATGACCGTTCCGGTCTCAACTGTTCCTGGCGTCGTTGCGCAGCTGCTTACCGACATTCAAAGTGCGTGCGTTGGTGATGCGTATTACAAGCAAATGACCATTTGCCTCGGAACCCCTGGTCCCGATATCAGCGATGAAGTCATTTACTTAAGCGGTTCAGCAAATCGCAACGTGACGTCAATGTCCCTTGTTGGCTCACTTCAAGCCAATGCACTTCGAGAGTCTTACGACCTCGAGGTCACGGTTTCAGTGTTCTCCAACGACGAAGGATCAACAGTGCTCAATCGAGCATGGACGTTGGCCGGTTACGTCGAAACTGCCGTGAGAAATGATCCAACCTGCGCAAATCAGGTTGAAGTCATCTATCCAAGCGGTTCAAGCGGTGGCGAACCAGTACCGATTCAAAGCCCTGCCGGCGTTCAAGTCGACATTGTCTTGACCATTCACGTTGAAGCAACCATTTAGGAGCGAAATGCCGCAATACAAGATGACCTATCCCTACAGCCGAAGGTTCACCGATCTTGGCGAACTTGCTCCTGGCGACGTCATTGACGCCTCAGAAAACCCAAACATCAATTTCTTTGAAGAAGTCGCAGCTGGCAAATCTTCAAAGACCGAAACCTCAGACAACTAAGGAGTAGCGATGCCACTGTCATCATTTAGAACATGGGTTGGCGGTTCGCTTGACAAGATCAACGGCCAAACCACCGCTGCAATCACTACAACGTCATCTCAGACAGTCACGTTGGCCAATGTTGCCGGCACCATCCCCTCGACTGGCTATGCCTTCATCATTGATGGCGACCAGACTGAAGTGCTTGCCTACACCGGCGGAACTTCAACCACGGTTACGTTGACCCCAGCAAAGGCTCACGAAGTCAACACTTACGTTGCCATTGCAGCAACCAACACGCCTTCGTTCTACTTGCCACTCGAGAAGTTGAGCCCTGCGGATGACTACGCGCAGCTCATGGACCAGTCGTTCCAAGGTTCGTCAGTTACGACAATGGCAATCGTTCAAGGCATGCGTACTTCGACATGGGACTTTGGTGGTTCGGTCTACGCCGACACCTTCGGTTACCTGCTTGGCAGCATCTTTGGTGCCGAGGATTACACCGCTGGTACACCTTCACAACACGCATTTAGCGTTGACAATGCCGGTGACCAACAGCCAACCCCATTGATCTTGTGGTTCTATGACGGACTCAACGTTCGAGTCTTTGCCGGTGGCAAAGTCACCGACTTGACGCTGACCCTTGACCCATCGGCGTTGATGTCGTACTCAGCCAAGTTCATTGCTCGTGCATCAGGTGTGTATGCCAGTGCTTCGACGTCGGCTTCATTTACGTCTCTTGTTCCGCTGCCGGCGTGGACTGGATCGTTGTCAGTTGCCGCAGCTGGAGTTACCCAGGCGCAAAGCTTCGAAGTCTCGTTTAGCCGTCAAAACAGCGAACCAGTAGCCGCTTTGATTGGTCAGCAAGACCCAGCAACCATTTGGGTCGGACCATTGAAGGTCACTGGAAAAGTGACCTACTGGAAAAACGATGACACGCAATACAACTATGTGACGCAAAACACGCAACCAGCGGTCGTCATTACCTCAACGCAAGCAAGCCCATCAACCGGCCTCAACGTGACCATGACGAAGTGCAACTTGATGAATCCTCGAATCGTTGTGGACTCAAAGCCTTACGTCGTTGAGGAATTCGACTTTGAAGGCGTTGCCAACTCCACTGACGCCACAACGGCTGGAGGCGGCGTGAGTCCCGTCAAGGTGCTGCTCAAGAACTCCATCGCTTCAGGAACGACGTACGTCTGATGACTACGACGGTGGAACTCCCCAGCGGGAACAGTGCAGTTCTTCGTGACCCCAAGTTGGTTACGCGCAAGCTCAGACTTCCTATTGAAGTCGCCACGATCCGCTATCAGCGAGCAATGGTGAAGCGCATGGAAACCGAGGCCAGTGGCCTTACTCCATCGCCTGACGTCGCTCCGGTACAAGGAGTGGCTTCTGATGAGGAAATTGAAGCCTTTGTCGCTATTGAAGTTGCAACCATCCTTTGCATGGTGGAGTCGTGGACCTATCCGTTCTCTGTGGATGCGGATGGGTACGACGCAATTGCGGCAATCGACGCTGATGTGCTGTCAAAGGCAGCCAACGATGCCAAGGATGAGACTTTCTTCCAGGCTCCAGTTGATCCCGATCCTGAAAGCCCTACGCAGCCCTCGAGCGACTGAACCTTGCGCTTAGGGGGCAGCTGAGCGAACCCAATCTTCCCGATTGGCTCCAGGTAACCCACTCACTTGTCGAAATCATTGAACTGACCGGCTGGACGCCAGACGTTATCGACAATCAACCGGCAGAACTTCTTGACCGGCTCATCACCGTAGCGAACATCCGCAAATTTGCTAGCGAAGAACGTGCAGCTGCTCGTTCAATGATGAATGGGGGGATGTAATCATGGCAAATCGTCTTACCTCTCAAACGTTGACCGGTGTTGCCGGCATTGATGCGACTGAACTAAAAGGTCTTGGCATTGCGCTTGATCGAGCCGCACCTGAACTTCGAAAAGAACTTCACAAAGGTTTGCTTCGAGCGGCGCAGGTCATCAAAAACGATGCGGTACTTCGAGCGGCGCAACATTCGACGTCAATCCCTCGAACAATCAAGTTGTCGTCGACGAAAAGTGCCGTAACGATCAAAGCCGGTGGCAAAGGCAATGTTCTTGCTCGGTTGTATGAAATTGGCAACCTTGAAAAAGGTCGCAAGCGGAACGTTCGTCGAGGATCATCAAAGAAGACTGGTGTTGCCGGTCAATTGATTTTTCGTCACCCTGGCCGTCCTCGTGCGGACGGGTCACCTTCCGCGTGGGCCGAACAAGCCCGATATCCATTTCTTGCTCCAGCACTGGAAGCAAATCGGGACGAGCTTGTGGCCAATACCGAACGAGCGGTCAACGACGTAACACGCAAAATCCGAGTCGACCGATCCGGCTCCATTTCCATTCTTGAAGGAATCTGATGGCTCTTAACGACCTTGTCGTCAAACTTCACCTGGTAGGTGAAAGCAAATCAGCCGTCAGCGCCATGACCGACGTCAGTCATGCTTCAAAGAAGGCTGGCAAAGAAGTCGAAAGCAGTTTCAGCTCGTCAACCAGTCGCGTTGGCGGAATGCTTGAAAGCCTTGGTTCAAAAGCCGAACGGATGGGAATTCCCTTTGCCAGTTCTCTTTCGACCATTGGAGAACGTTTTAAAGATGCTGAAACCAAAGGCAATGGTTTCCTTGGCATGGCTAGCAGCATTGGCGGCGCAGCTGTTACTGGTGGCTTGACTGCATTCATTGGCCTAGCAACTGAATCAGTGAAAATTGCTATGGATGGTGCCGAGGCGCAATCAAACCTCGAGACCGCTGTTCGCAACACCGGCCTTTCGTTTGAACAAGTCAGCCCAAGCATTGACAAGACGTACAACTCAATGGCCAACCTTGGCTTCAATGCTGATGACGTCAACGCTGCATTAACCAAACTCATTACCTCGACTGGTTCAGTTTCCGTTGCTCAAAGCGAAATGGGTGCAGCCGCCGACCTTGCTCGCTTCAAGAACATTTCCCTTAGCGATTCTGCTTCCGCTCTTGCCAAAGTCAACGCCGGTAACAGCCGCATCTTGAAGCAGATGGGCATTGACTTGAACGTGACGGCCGGTGGCGCCAAGAACGTGCAAAAGGCTCAGGATCAACTTGCCGCAGCACAGGCGCATCTCAATGCTGTTCAAAACGACGCCAAAGCATCTACCGACCAGCTTGTCGCCGCACAACAAAAGGTCATCGATGCCAAAGCCAAGCTACAGGGCGCCATTTCGTCAACCAATACCGTCCTTGACGCACTGAAGCAAAAGACGCATGATGCGGCAGCAAGTTTCTCCGACACGCTTGCTGGCAAAATCGAAAACTTTAAAGCTCATGCCATCAATCTGGGCAAAAAACTTGGCGAAAAACTTTTGCCGGCCTTGACCAAAGCTGCCGACAAACTTGGCAATTTCATGGACTGGATGAGCAATCACACCGGAACAGTGAAAGCTTTTGGTATTGCCATTGGTGGAATCGCTACGGCACTTGGCAGCATTTGGGCATTCAACAAAGTCAAAGGCATCTTTGACTCAATGAAAGGCGCTGCTAACGCCATCAAAAACGCAAAGATTTTTGGCGGCGCTGGAAGCGCCGCTGGAGCGGCGTCGAATACGGGCTTAGAAGCAGCATTGGCTGCCAACACAGAAGCAACAGTTTTAAATACCGAAGCCCTTGGTCTTGCATCCGTCGGTGGTGTTGGCGGTGGCGGCGGAGGTGCTGGCAAAGTCGGTGGCGCAGCAGGAAAAGTCGGCAAAGTAGGGAAAATAGCCGCTGGTGCAGCTGCCCTTGCTAAACCCGGACCGATTTTGGCTATCGCTGGTGCTATTAGTTACGCTGCTTCAGTACCAAACAATCAATTCGACGTTCGTGGCGGCCACGTTCGACCAATTATCGGCGCAACTATTGATCCACAACACCCAGGCTCAGTTATGAAATGGGGAACGTGGTGGACAAAATTAAATGCCAATCAACAAAATTGGCTTAATGCCCATCGTGCTGTTGAACAACAGTATTACAACGCTGTTCAGGGTGGAATTGATCCAACGAAACTCATTGGAACCAATAAGGCAGCCACTAGCCCTTGGGTAACCGTTTGGGGACTCATGAACAAGTCCGACAAAGATTGGTTGCGAATGCACCCTCGAGCAATGGCAGCTGCAAAAGAAGCCGCTCAAAGCCATACGCACATCAACATCAATTCTTACGCACCGCCGGCAGAAATTGCTCGGCACATCACTCGCGCCTTGGCGCTTGTCGGGAGTAGGTAATGGCTTTTCCTGCATACGGAACCACAGTGCCGACGTTGTCGTCGTGGCAAATGAGTTACAACGGCCTTGCAATCGGTCCTGGCACGCCATATGAGATGACCAGCATGGAAGGATGGACTGACCTTCCGGCTCTTGTTTCCGGCGACGGTCGACGTGGCCGCACCTTTGGTGAATTGCCTGGCTACAACTTCTTGTCAGGTCGTGACGTTGATTGCATGCTTGACCTTGGATTCAAAAACGGTGCATCGACAACCCAAGGCTTGCTTCAGTCACTTCAAGTTGCCATGCTTCCCATCCAAACCGGCGTTGCATTGCCGAATCAAGAATTGCCACTTTGGGTGCAAATTCCAAATCGCCCTGTTGTTTGTGCAATGGCTCGAGTAATGAAACTGGCAGCACCGTACAACTTTGACTATGCCAACAGCGGTCGAATCCCCGTGCAGCTGTGGTGGCATGCCACCGATCCGCATCTCTATGGCGCACCAGTGCAGACGACTCAGTCCTACACCTCGGCGACAAGCGTTTCAATCCCGACCATTACTTACGCCGGTGACGTTGATATGAATCCTCAAATCACGTTCACCAATACTTCAGGCGCCATAAGCAAGGTCTCCGTCAGCTGCTCTATTGGCGGCGTCGCCAAGTGGTCGATCAACATTGAGCCTGCCACCGTAACCAACAGTGCGGCGTATGTCATTGACACTGACTTGCACACCGTCACGAAAGCTGGCGTTGGCTACTACCCAGCAACCGGTTCATCGCCAACGTGGCCAAACCTCATTTCTGGTGTTGGCGGCATGATGAGTTCGTCGTCAAAATCAGTGGTCATTTCGGCATCTTGGACTGGTAGCGGCACTGGATCGCTCAAGGTCAACTACGCACCGGCATATCTCGTATGAGCGGAGTCGTCACCTACTGGTCGTTTGACTTGCTCAGTCTTGGCAACGCCACGCAGCTTGGGCCCGCAACGGGAACCAGTGCAACGGTTTCAGCAAGCCCGACGACGGCCGAAAAGACTCAACAAGTCGGCGTTTATGAGGCTTCAAACTTGTCTGGTTTGACTAAGCCAAATGATTCTCCACCGTTTGTCAGTGCATTCGGCGATTCCTCAACTCATCGAATCACTTGCTACGGCGTTCAAAACTGGATTAACAACATTGGTGATCCTGTAACGATTTACAACACCAGCGTTTCGGCTTACAACACAACTGGAACCCTGACCTACTACTCACCAAGCGCAGGCCGTGGCGCCAACTATGGGCAATTTCAGGTTTACGTTTCAACTTTGACGACAACCTCAAATGCCAGGGGCGGCTACGCGTTGCTCAATGGCGGTCCAACGGCATATGGAGAATTGCCACTTCGCAATGTTTCCTTTGCGCAGCGTTTGAACAGCACCGGCTCAATGAGCGCCCAAATCAATTTTGAAAATGGCGCTTATCCTCCAGCCAACATCATCAGCGCGACGACACCGAACAAAACAATGATCGTCGTTGACCTTGATGGAGAAATCATTTGGACTGGAATTGTACGAAGTCGGCATTTTGATTCAAGTTCTCACACGATGGATTTGAACGTCAAAGAATCTTGGGACTATTTCACCACTCGTCACCAGGCAAGGGACTACACCAGTTACCCAGACTCAGCCAACACGCCTGAATACTTTTTCTGGGGCAACACCGCTCGAGACAATTACAACTGCTACATCGCCAATGCAGCTGTGGCTGGTGCTGCCCAAAACGTCAATAACTCCGCATTTCCTACTATCCAAATTTCCGACCGCCTCACACAGTCGTTGACAACGTCGAATTTGTTTTATCCGGTCTATCCAATTACTCAACGGACTTCCATCGACCAGATCGTTGGAACATATGCAGATGCCGGCTACAAAGTTGGCTACGACTTTGGGTTTGATGCGTATTGGGCAAGCGGCACTGGCTCAGTGCCATTGTTCGTGTTGAATTTTGATTTTCCTCATCGAGGCAGCAAAACTTCCAACGAAAAAACCACGCTAGGAGTCTTTACAACTGGCGTAAATGCAGTTTGGACTGGCTTTCAACCAATTGTCGGTGCAGACATTAAAAATGCGTCTGGCACCACGATTGGAACGGTTGTTTCGGTTAACACCTTTAAGAAAACGCTTGTTTCGTCGGTTTCGATGACCGCTGGGGCTACTTACACCAGTGAATATGACCCGACCTCAACGTTTTCGTTTACAACGAACAAAGCAGCAAACAACATCGTTCCAAGGCCAGTCAATGATTGGGTGCTTGATCTGCAAGCTGCTCTTTCGTACACCTGGGACGAAGATGGGACTCAATCGGCATCTGAAGTCATTGGAACGCCATCGTCGGGTTCCCTTGATCCAGTAATTGTCACTGATGACGCAATTACCGCTTTTGGTTGGCCAATTCAAAGTTTCATGAGCGCGTTCAACAACGCCATCAACACTCCTACGTTGACCGGTGAGCTACAAGGTGACTTGGCATCACGGGAATATCCGATCATTGCAGCTGCCGTCACCGTGCCACTTGACTGGTCAGGCGTTGACATTTCCAAAGTCACCAATGGTGACCATGTTCGAGTTTTGTCCAACCCCGATAACCGCTTCCCAGACGGACTTGATTACGTCATGAGAATTGTAGGAATCGATTTCAACATGAACGACGAAGGATTGTCGACCGTTACCTATTCACTCAATGTGCCACTGACCGGCCTTCCAGCCGCCTTACCGCCAGGAATGCTCTAATGCCGAAGGTCAATCGACGATACGAAGATGGTTTCGTTAACACAATGGTCAAAACCGATACTCGGTTGACCTACCTCGAGCGGCAATTGGTGTCGACGATTCCTCAAGCACGGTTGGCTCAAGGCAGTACCCAAGGAATTGCGGCAGGACTCACGGCCTACATGCTGTTCAACAGCACAAGCTACGTCGTTGCGCCAATGACAATCGATTCTGGCAACGCTTTCGTTATTCCAATTTCAGGCAATTACCGAATTGAGGCATACGTCGGCTTGTCAGGGTTGACTGCCCCTAGTGGACCAGTGCGACTCATTGTTCGCAATGTGACGACCTCCACAAGCACCGAGATCAATCGATTTGCAAATGGATCAAGCGGAACTACTACCGCAGGCATCGCCGGCATTGATGAGGAATATTTCGATGCTGGCGATGTTGTGCAAATTTGGGTAACGAACAACGCAAGTTCGACGATCACAATTCAAACCACGACGTATGCCGTTTGCACGTTTATCTCAACTGGAACGTCAATGGTCGGGCAAGGCGCTCAAGGCCCTCAAGGCGAAAGCGGCATTTACGAGTCAAACGACGGTATCCCACCAAGCGACACAACCTTGCTTTGGCTTGATGACACCGCAACGGGCAATGGAACTCAAGGCCCCCAGGGCAATCAAGGTTTTCAAGGTCCTCAAGGTGTTCAAGGTTCATCCGGTGGTCCCCAAGGCACGCAAGGCGTTCAAGGTCCTCAAGGTGTTCAAGGTTCATCCGGTGGTCCCCAAGGCCCCCAGGGTCCCCAAGGCACGCAAGGCGTCGTCTATTCATCAACTGATCCAGGTGCGGCGTATCACACATCAATTTGGGTTGACACAAGCACGGCTGGAAGCAGCCTCGTCGGCCCCCAAGGCCCCCAAGGCAATCAAGGTTTCCAAGGCTCAGAAGGAGTCATTTATTCGGCCACTGATCCTGGCGTTGGCTATCACTCGTCAATTTGGATTGATACGAGTACCTCAGGATCAAGTTTGGTCGGCCCCCAAGGCCCCCAAGGCGCAGCTGGCGCAGGATCACCGGTAGTTGCCTCTCTGAGCATTGGAAACCAATCTGCCAATGTTGCGGCTGTCACGCTTTACACCACGCCCTCAACGCCAACGGCACAGCTCTACCGGATCACGTTTTCCATTGGCACAACGTCAATTCCATCGTCCTCGATGACGCTTCCAGCGGTTTGTTTTCAATGGACGTCTGGTGATTCAAGCGGTGCGATCATGACCTACACCGGACAAGTCAATTCAACATTGGCGACAAGCTCATCAACATTCGATGTGGTCATCGTTAGCGCACAACCATCATCAACAATTTCGATTTACACAAGCGGATATGCAAGCAGCGGAACAGGCGCTTTGACGTTTGGTTTGCATGCAGCGGTTGAGTACCTCGGAAATATCTAGGAGAGATCATGGAAGCAAAAACTTGGGACGCAACGTCGGGAGCTTGGGTTCCTGCCATCATTGGGGCACAGGGGTATCAAGGCCCTCAAGGCGCCAACGGAGCTCAAGGTCTCACTGGCGCCCAAGGTTCCCAGGGCAATCAAGGTCCACAAGGAACCCAAGGTGCAACGCCAATTTTGAGCGGAGACGTCGTTACTACTGGTGGCGGAGTTGCAACATTGCAATCAACGCAAGCCGTTCGATCCATCATTCGGCAATTTGCATCGGAAGTACCTGCCGTTATCAACGGCACATCGGCAGTTGCCGAAAGTATTCCTCGATTTGCACTCAATGGAAGCATCACTCCAGCGTCAACGCAACAACGCATGGCGGCGGTCTACCTAGTTGCTGGGCAAGTCGTCAGCAACATCAACTTTGCCACGTATTCAACGTCTTCGGCGAGTGCAATCACAGCTGCTTGGGCTGGCATCTATTCGCTGTCAGGTACGACTTTGACACTGGTTGCAAGAACGGCAGACCAAGGTGCGATCACAATGGGAACCAGCACGCTGTTCACTTGGGCAATTGCACAAATTGCATCAGGAGCCTCGAGCACCTACACCGTTCCAACAAGCGGTTTCTATTACGTCGGACCTTGCATCACGGCGACTACATGCCCAACGCTTCCAATTGCTAACACTTTTATGCCATCGATTTCGGGGCTTACTCCGTACACCTCAGGACTCACCACCGCTGCATCGTCACCACCTGCAATTGGAACGACCTACACCTTGACCATTGGTACAACGATTATTTGGACTGCGCTCACTTAATCAATTGGAGTTTTGTAAATGCCTCAACTGAAATACTTTGATACGACTTCAAGCACTTGGGTAACCGCTGTAGTTGGGGCGCAAGGTGCTCAAGGCGCTCAAGGAACCAACGCATTCCAAGTTCCTGCTTCGTCGCATTCGACAACTTCCGGTTCGGGGTCGTTGCCATTCAAAACTTGGACATTCGATCCTGCCTTGACGACGCAAGACGTTGTAACCATTACTTCAACCAACGGCGTTGTGTATTTTTGGCAGTTTTACTTACCAGTCGACGCAACCGTAAGCACCGTTTCATGCAACGTCAACACCGTTGGATCAACCCTTACAAATGCGTACATCGGCATTTATGACATGGCTTCACCTTCAACCCTTCGAGGAAGCGTGGCGCTGCCAAGCGCATTGTCGACCGGTTTAAATACGTTCACACTGACCGCTACCAGTGCTGGTCTGGCGCTTACCGCTGGCACCTATCAAGTTGCCATCTGTCTGTCAGCTGCAACCAAACCAACGTTTTGGTCTGCCAACTCCGGTGGCACGGCAACGGTAACCAACCTTGGGATTGCTCCAGTCGCCAACAAATTGTCGTATCGAGCCGGTCATGTCATGTCTGGCCAAACTTCTCTTCCAGCAACCATCAGCGGTACGCCTGCAACTGACATTTACGTCGGTTGGTTTGGCATCGCCTGATCATCAACAAAGGAAATTCAATGCCAAATCAAGATTCAGTTCGGCAGCGCATTGTCAAAGCGGCCAAATGGGGCGTCGAAAATCACACGCACTTCACTTATTCCGAAGGTCCATTACGAATGGAAGCGGTACACAAGCCGTACCAACTTCCAATTACCAGCGATTGCAGCTCTTGGGTGACGTCGTGTTACTCATGGGCAGGCGCACCCGACCCAAACGGCCTCAACTACAACGGTTATGGGTACACCGGAACATTGCTCAGTCACGGCAAAAAGATTCCATTGGCGGAAGTGCAACCAGGTGACGTCATTGTCTACGGACCAGGCACCGGATGGCACACAGCCATCATTGTTGAGGCCGGCAACGATCCCTTGACTGTTTCAATGGGTCAAAACGGCGACCCTTCGTTCGTTCGAGTCAGCCAAGACGGTCGACTTCCTCAGACCTACCTGCGATTTGTGCCGGTTGATGCCAACATCCCACCTGCACCACCTTCGCCAACTCCGAAACCGCCAATTCCAAAACCAAAGCCCAAAACCATTAGTCAAGGCGATACTGGACCAGAAGTCAGGCAGCTGCAATCACTTCTCGTCAAGAAGGGCTACAAGTTGGCCATTGATGGGCAATTTGGTCAAATGACCGATTCGGCTGTTCGAGCATTTCAAAACCAACACAAGCTCATCGTTGATGGCGTCGTCGGACCAAATACTTGGTCGGCATTGGGCGCATGAAATGGCGGCGTGGGATCAAGTTGTTGGCTGGGCTGCGCTTGTCGCAATTGTGTCAGCCATTGGTTCGGGATCACGCAAAACCTATCGATTTGTTATGACGAAAATTCAAAGCACCAAGGCCATCAGACTTCGCACCGCTCAAGCAGTAGAGCGCATCGAACAAATTGTGCCGACAGTTCGCACACTCGAACAAAGCGTGACCTCACTCACGGCCACTTCACAGCTGCAACAAGAAATGCTCGAGCGGCTGATGCCGAACGGTCGCAATACCGAGAACCCTGGTGACTTGATCGCTCGAATTGCCGAGCACCTTGGAATCATCCCCACAAAACCCAAACATTGAATGGAGTAGCGAAATGACCGACTCAACCAGAAGTTCGGTTCGGCATCTCATCCCAATTGTTGTTGGCCTCATTGTTGGCCAGTTGGCAAAACACGGCATTTCGGACGTCAATGGAGAACTGACTGCGCTAATCACTTCCGTAGTTGCCGGCCTGTACGCCACCGCAGCGCACTTTCTTGAAAACGTACATCCTCGATTTGGTCACATGCTTGGCATCAAAGGTCGTCCGGTGTACCCACCAAAGCCACGCAAGCAATTTCCAACGTCTGAACCTATGTCTTCAAAAAAATGACGACCGACCTTTCGGAATTCACCAGTTCCCGACGTTCGCCTGAGAAATGCAAAGTCGGACGCGTCCTAGACGACCTTCAAGACAACAGCGAACGACACAAAAAACTGGTGACAGCGTTATCGCTGAAAGACGGAAACAATCGTTACAAGATCGAAGCCGAGTCAATCAGCCGAGTGTTGAAAACGTGGGGATTTCCCGTTAGCGGCAAGACGATTGCTCTTCATCGACTTGCAGGTTGCTGTTGCCTTCAAAGCCAAAACGACGGAACGGTAAATTCATGACCGAATTAAACCTTGACGAGTTCGAGCGCCAACAGATTGAGCGCACTCAGCGTCATCGCATGCAGCATCCAACCGGTTTTGAACCTGGACTGACGTACAACCCGTCAACTGGTGGATCGCTGGTTTATGCCTCCGATGGGCCGAATGATGACCCAGCCATTTGGGAACAACTCATCAAGGACTTTGGCCTTGATCCTGCACTGACCAAGATTGTTCCTGGTTCTGTACAGGTCAGGGCGTGGGACGCTGCCATTGGCAATGGCGAAGTACGTCGCATGCTTTACTACCGTGCGCAGTTGACGCCTCGAGGCGGACTTGCTGAACGCATTGATGTTGACGAGCTAATTGCCGAAGTTGCAAAGTGGAAACCAATCAAATTCAAGCCAGTTGCCACTGATCGAGCATTAATTGTTTGCCTTAGCGATTGGCAACTTGGCAAGACCGAACCAAATGAAACTGGGCCGGCGGCAACGGTTGGTCGAATCCTTCAAGCCCTTGATGGTCTTGTCGCACACTTAAAAGCAATGGCCAAACACGGACGGCCAGTCAAGACCTGTTATTTGGTAGGTCTTGGTGACCTCGTTGAGCAATGCTCGGGTTTTTACCCCATGCAAACGGCAACGGTCTCGTTGGATCGACGCCAGCAAATGCGTCTTGCTCGTCGCCTGCTCGTCAAGTACGTCGATACCTTGCTGCCTCACATTGAAAAAATCGTGCTTGCTGCGGTGCCAGGTAACCACGGAGAAAACCGGAACTCGTCGGGCAAGGCGTATACCTCATGGACCGACAACGACGACCTTGCCATCTTTGAAGGTGTTTCAGAAATTTTCGCTGCCAATCCTGAGCGATACGACCGAGTGTCAACACCACTTGGAGCAATTGCCGACAATCTCACGTTGACGCTCGAGGTCGGCGGAATACCGGTGGCGTTTGCCCACGGCCATCAGTTCAGTAATTCAGGAACAAGCCAAGCGGTAATGGAGAAATGGTGGCGAGATCAAATCATGGGAAGGCAGGCAGTTGCCGATGCCGAAATCCTCTTTGCCGGCCACCGGCATCACCTGGTCATCTCTGAATCGACCGGTCGAACAGTTTTCCAATGTCCTTCGATGGATGGCGGATCGTATTGGTTCACAGCTCGTACTGGCTGCAATTCGCCGGCCGGAACGTTGGCTGTTGGAGTGGGAGCGGAATATGGAACGAGAGGGTGGGGCGACTTTGCGATCCTCTGAGGTAATGAGTTTTGGCGATGGTACTGAACCGTTTTATCTACCACCATGCCCAAAATGCCATCAACCAACCACAACAGCGGACTGGAACCAGCGAATCCACATCAGCTGCGGACACAAGATTCCATGAACGCCGCCAAAAGCCAAGCCCTAAGAGAGGTTATGGAACAACTTCGGTCTTGGGAAGACCCTGAACCGAGAACACATGACGCAGACTGTTGGAAGAACCACTGGCGCTGCCTCATGCAACTTTCGGCAGCGTGGTTGGAAGAACTGTGCAAGCCGGAGCAATCCATGTCTACAAAGGCAAGTTCGTCCGAGCGCACAAATGGCTCAGTTAGCCCTGCACAGACGGATACTGCGAAATACCCACCCAAAGGGCAAAACGTAGGGTGCGACCACCCCATAGGCATCAAAACTGCTCCTGAAACTATCGTGACGTTCACTTACTGCCCCAAATGCGGAGAGAAACTATGAACGCCGCCGAAGCAGCTGAAGCAATTCAATCGATCTTGGAAGAGCACATCAGGTCTGAGTCTGAAAATGCGTTAACGGCGTTAATGGACTGGGTCGTTATCGGTTCAAGTAATAACTTCGATGAAGATGGTGAAGGGTTGGTATTTTCAATCAAGCCAGCAAATCAGTTGAATTACCGAACCATTGGTCTCATCTACACAATCGAAACCATGCTCATCAACGAATAGTGATGTGACAGGCACTGGTACAATGAAATTGCTCTCTCGCTTTGGTAGGTGGGTGACACTTTGGAGAAGTCGCCGGGGCTAATGCCCCGGCGGTTTCGTTTTTGGGGCACCTTTGAGCACTTCGGCCCGAGCGTTTTTCATTACTGCTACAAAGGCTTGGGCTCTTCCAAAATTCCACTGATGAACGAAGCCGCTTCTCGCTGCCGGCCTTCCGTTGCTTGTGTGTAAATCCGCATTGTCACTCCAGGGTCCGAGTGTCCCAGTCGTTCGGCAGTATCAACTGGACTAAAACCTTGAGCCATCAGCATCGTGGCGCCAAAGTGCCGCATGGAGTGAAGGTGGATGTGCTCGAGGCCAGTCTTTTTGGCAACCTTTCGAACCAGCGTGGAAATGTGATCCGGCCGAACAAACGTTGACCCGTCAGGTCGTCCAGGAATAATGAAGGAATTGTCTTCAAGTGAAACGCCAAACTGTGCAGCGTCGTTTTCGCAATGCTCACGCCAGTCCGCCAGCCATTGCAGTTGGCGTTCGTCGAGCTGCATGATTCTTTCCCGACCGGTTTTTGTCGGTTTGATGCCGGCCTCAGTGCCAATGTCATAGACGGCCTTTGAAATGATCAAGGTGTTGCCTCGAACATCGCTCCATTGCAAAGCCAGAATTTCACCACGGCGAGCACTAGTTTGAGCAGCCAGGTACACCACGGCGCCAAGAATTGCGCTTTCCTCAATTGCAGCTGCAATGAAGGTTTTGGTCTCTTCCACTGATGGCACCACAAGTTTCGTTGGTTGCAGCGATGGGGGAGTCGCTCGAAAGGCTGGATTGCGTTCGACCCATCCCCACTTGATTGCTTGATTGAACGCCACCGAAATGATCTTGTGCGCTTGCCGGACGCTTACCGGAGACAAACCTTGCTCGCTCATTGACGAGTAGAGGCGATCAAGATGATGCGGTCCAACGTCAACCATTGGCAATGGCCCAATGGCCGGCAAGATGTATCGGTTCAAAACTTTGCGGTAGCCGTACAACGTGGTGGCTGCTCGACCTCGATCTTTGGAAAACCTCATCCACTCTTCAAACAAGTATTCGCACGACGAGCTGGTAGTTGCTTGCTGGTCTTTGAGTTCGACAAGTAATTGGTTGGCGCGCTTGCGCGCAGCCGTTAGGTTCTTCGCTTCAAAGGTGATCGATACTTGTTTGCGTTTGTGCGTGACTGGATCAAGGCCTCCAGCGAAACGCAAACGCCACGTTCCTGAGCCAGGAGGACGCTCTTCCAAATTGCCTGTACCGTAATTAGTTCTTGCCACCAAGTCATGTTTTAGCATCTTTTGAAAAGATGTGACCAAGATGTGACCAAAGGTGTCAAAGGGGCTGTAGCTCAATGGTTAGAGCAGGGGACTCATAAGGGCTTGAAATCGTGAATCTAAAATGCAAAACCCTTATTTCCCTTGACTTTCTTGGCCGTCAATCGACGTAATTTGACACAAAACGCCTCAAAGATGTGACCAAGATGTGACCAAGAATTTTGCCTCGTAGATTGCACAGTCTCGTATGTTCGCAATGTTCAGAACATTGCAGCATTGTGCATTTGCGTACATCGCAATTCCGCATCACAATCTTTTCCTGACCACTTACATGGTTACATGAGGAAAAGGGGAGTTCCGTATGTCCAAAGTTTCGGGGGGGGGGGCGACCCTATGAGCAACGAAGATTTTGTTGTTCGAGAATCGATTGATCGACTATTTGCTCTTGCGGCGTTACTTGAAGACAAAGCAACACAAGCTCGAGAAACTGCAATCAATCTTCAATGGACACTCAACCAGCACTACGCAATGGTTGATTTGGAACAATCGCTTGACGATCCTCGAAAGATCAGTCAATTTTCCAATGAACTGGATACGTTCATTGCGCGCATTGAAATAACTGATGCAGCCAAAGCAGTAATCGACGAGGCCGATCCCGTCGCGGAAATGATTCGCATTTGGAAGCGCCAGAGGAAACTAGGCGCCTAGCCTTCGAAACGGGCAATTTCCGCCAGGATGTTTCGACGCACCGTTTCAGACAAAATTGTCGACAAATCTTGAACGCTGATTCCAAGGTAGCGAGCAATCGGAATGATCTGATCCGGCTTGGTGGGAATCTGCTTGTTGCTTTCCCAGCGACTCACGGTCGCGTTTGTAGTGCCAATCACATCGGCAGCTTGTTGCATTGTGTGCTCGAGCTCTTGCCGGCGAAGTCTTAATGCGGCCGAAAGTGTCTGAGCGTTTGATTTGGCGACCACCTCGCCTCCTTCCGCTATTGCCATTGTACGCGCTAACGCACTTCATTGCCATTCGGCACATTTGTCCTGTTCAAGCCAATAAATCGAAATTGCACTTTTAATCCGTGGCGTTTGACGTCGTTTGACGTTGTTGCACGTTCCTTGACACGGTTGAACTTTGACTTGACGTAAGTTACGCAAGCGCGTAGATTACCAATCATGACAATCATCAACCGGACCTACGAGATAGAGGGTGTGCCAGTTCCGCAGCTCATCGATGCTCACGGTGTTGCGCAATATCTGGGCTGCACCGTGACGAGCGTGAAGCGAATGATCGTTCGCGGTGAGATCCCTGGAACTCGAGTTGGAAAGCGTTGGTTTGTTCGCGTTGACGTACTCAATGCGTTGTTCCCCGTCACTTCAACAGAAACAGGTGCAGCATGAACCGTCGACTTCGCAACACACTTATCTGGTTGGTCTCGCTGACGATTTGGGTCGGCATCTGCGCAGCGCCTTCATGGGTGATGACGGCTTTTGCTGTCCTAGTGGGTCTCGCTGTTCTTCCAGTGCTTCCGAACCTTTTCCAAACGAAGCGCAAGACCCGTTCAGCATGACCGACGAGTTCATCGTTTGGGCATCGAAGATGGATATGCGCATTGACGCGCTTCGTCTTCGTACCGAGCAGCTGCGCATGCAACTGCAATCAATCGAGCAAATGGCAGCGGACTTAGTGAAGTCCAGCCGCCGTTCGCCAAGTTCGACTGACAGGGAGTCCGAGTCGCCATTGGGGATTCCTCACTCCAACAGTGCAGACGCTTCAAGACAAGTTGAAGCCTCCCTGTCGGTCGTTTTCGCAAGTAGCGACCCTGGGGAGGGAAACAATGAGTGAAGAACTGGCGGTTGCGCCGCCGAAAGCAATTGGTGGGATTCCTCACCTGACGGCATATTTGGAGTTGTCTGGCCAAATCTCCCGTACTGCATTGGTGCCAGAGGCACTTCGAGGTCGACCAGAGGAAGTGCTGGCCGTGATGATGGCCGGCAACGAACTCGGCATTGGACCCATGCAGGCGCTCCAGTCCATCAACATCATCAAGGGCAAGCCGGCACTGTCGGCCGAACTGATGCGTGCGTTGGTGCTGTCTGCCGGCCACCAGTTCATCATCGACGCCAACGACCAAAGCGCAATTGCCAAGGTTTGCCGTGCCGGTTGGCCTGAGTGGCAAACCGTGGAGTTCAACTTGGAAGACGCCAAGCGTGCCGGCCTTCTCAATAACCCCACCTGGACGAAGTACCCAAGGGCGATGTTGTCCGCTCGAGTGACCTCAGAGGCGTGTCGGCTGTTTTTCCCCGACGTTATCGCCGGCATGAGTTACACACCCGAAGAGATCGAAGCCTTTGCTGTGCCGGCCATGACTGAGCCACCAGCATTTCGATTGGCACCGGTTAGTCAGAAGAAGCCAGTTGCAACTGCGCCGGCAAAAGCCGATAGCAACGAACCGGCAGTTGCTTCAACTGGACCCAAGCCGATCACCGATAAGCAAAAGGGTCTCATCAAGAAGTTGCTGATGCAGCTTGGCTTTCAAGACCCAGCGAGCCGTGGCGAGTACGTCAAGGCACTGGCCGAGCGTGACATTGCCTCAATGGATGAGTTGACGTCGTTCGAGGCGTCGAAGGTCATTGACGCACTGATGTCGATGACGGAATCAGATTCAGCCGAGCCAGTTGAGGCCGAAATCGTTCCGATGGCCGACTACGACGAGAGGCCGTTTTGATGACTCAGACCAATGAAGCCATTACCGAAACGCCAGCCGAGGAAATTGAGCGGCTGAACCATTCGCTTCGCATCGTCACTTCTTATTTGGCCGAAGCGCAAGAGGCCTACGAGCGTGTTGCTGGCGAACGCGACCGCCTGAAGGCCAAGGTCGAACAACTGCTCGAACTCACCGAGGGAAAGCGCAGGTTGGCAAAGTGATGAGTTACTCAGAAGCCGTTGCCTTTGCGCGTCAAGCACGCAAGGCATATGCCAGGGAGAACATTTCTTTGCTGGTCATTGCCGGCCTTGGCTTATTCCTTGAATCATTGTTCTGCCTCATCCATTGGGTTGTGCCAAACGCTGTGGTGTTTGCCCTGACCGGTTTGGGGCTTGTGCTTCTCGTTGCCATTCACATCGAAGGCCGCTGGCGATACTTGAATCAGGTGGAGTTTGCGCGACTGGCTCGTCGAGCTGCAATCCAGTCAGAGATTCATCACTCGACCTCGAGCGAGTGGAACCGTATGAAAAGCGGTGACCAATGAACTCCGTGCAGCCAGACCTGTTTAGTTTCGTTGACGTCAATTACGATGCCGGCCTCACCCTTGAAGATCGGTTTTGGCAGTTTCATTACTCAAACCCTTGGGTTTTTGAAGAGCTGGTGCGTTTGGCTCGGTTTGCCAAGGCGCAAGGACAACGCAAGATCGGCATTGCAATGCTGGTTGAGCGCCTCCGTTGGAGTTTCGAAATTGAGACCAACACGAATGACCAGTGGAAGTTGAACAATTCCTACCGGTCGTTTTACGCCAGGCACATCATGGCGACCTGCCCTGACCTTGATGGGTTCTTTGAGACCCGTGAACTTAGGGCTGTGGCGTAGTGCAACTTCGAGAGTCCACTTATGTTTTCGAGCTGCCGCAGGGGAGCATCACGGCGATTTATCGCTTGAACTGCACCGGCTGTGGTTGTCAGTGGCTCGAGCACAATTCCGACTCTTGTGGAACCTGTGGCGCTTGGTGTTTCCGACCTCGAACGGTAGGCGACGTCATCAAGATGTACGGCCAACTGCCGGAAGCGGAACAGTCATGAGCGGTCACTGGCTTGGTCTGCCGCACCTGAAGGAAGAGATCGGCAAGACCGAGTGGATGCAGCATGCGCAATGCAAGGGACAAGACGCCAAAATCTTTTTTCCTTCGCCCGACCGTCGTCAGTTTTCGCATCATCGGTTTTGCGACCTGTGTCCAGTTCGGGTTGAGTGCCTGGACTACGCCATCGACAACGACGTCACGCATGGAATTTGGGGCGGACTCACCATTGGGGAAATCCGCTACCTGCAATTCAAAAAGCGAAGTGGTCGGAAGTAGTGCCACGCACCGGAATGTTCGAACTAAAGGCCTACGGCAGTTACAAGGCGCTTGGTGGACCGATGTTTTGGTCTCACTTCGTCGAGGCCGAGTCATTCGAGCAAGCAGTCGAGAAGTTGCGCAAGCAACTCAACGAATCACCTCGCTGGTCTTGGGGGCAACTCATCGAGACCAGTCGATAGATCGCAACAAAGGGAGAGGAAATGTCAGCAACTAGAAAAGCAAGTGGCGCATGGATTCGAATGGCGGTGGACTTCCCCGACCATCCGAAGGCGCTCGAACTGTCGCCAGATGCGTGCTGGATGTACGTCTGCGGTTTGATGTACGCCGGTAAGTATTTGACCGATGGCGTTATCCCAAAACGGAAGTTGTCGTCCCTGGCACACAACGTTAAGGATTACAGGACCGCCACTCGTCAATTGCTCGAAAGTGGTCTTTGGGAGTGGGATGGCGACGAAACCAACGTCATCATCCATGATTATCTTGAGTGGCAAACGTCACGAAAAGAAGTCGATGACAGCCGAGAAGCTGCACGAATTCGGATGGAAAAGTCACGGGAAAAGCGCGCAGCCGAAGCCGAAAAAGCCCAGAATGTTCAGGTTTCTCAAAATCGTGTTACGCCGAACAACAACGTAACAAGGGTGCAGCCCGCGCGCCGAACAAACGGCGAAGTTCGCGCGCTAGAAGTAGAAGTAGAAATAGAAGTAGAAGTAGAACTAAATACTCTTGCAACCGACTCCGTCGATTGCGAGGGAGCGAGCACCAAAGCTCAGCTCAAAGAAGCAATCCTTGATGCGTGCGATGACGACCTTGAGGGGATTCACACCAGGTCGTCGGCTTCATACTTGAACAAAGCCGTGCTTGAGCTCTTCGAGATTGGCACTTCGGTTGCAGAGGTTCGACGCCGGTCAGAAATCTTTCATCGCAAATGGCCGGACGCCATGCTCACGCCTGCGGCACTAACGAAGCACTGGCCAAGCCTGACTGAGTCGTCCGTTCGCCTTGATCCAATCGATGAGGCCTTACGAGACCTCCTTGAACAGGAGGCAGGCCGATGAACTCACCAGACACAGCTGCGGTGATGCACCACATGGATTCGCTGTGGCGGATGAAGATCAACCGTGACGAGGCTCGAGCATGGGTGATGATGTTTACGGATTCCGTACAGAACATCAGCCGTGAGGAAGCCAACCAGGTGATTGATGACCTGGTGAAGATGGTTCCCGACCGCAAGCCAACGCAAGCGCAGTTTTTGGCGAGGCTTCGGGTTCGTCGTGCGATGGTGCCGGCCACAACCGTAACCACGAGCGAGGAAGTGTCAACGTTTAATCCCGAGGTTGCGAAGCGATGGATTGAACGCATTCGATCCGAGAATCCTCAACTGGTGAAGGGGTCACGATGACCATTGACTGCACCGTTTACATCGTTGACCGCATTGTGCGAGTACCAGGCAAAGCGGCTAACTGGAGCCTTCATTCCGAAGATTGGATGTTGAACGCTACCGAAGGTTTCAAAGAGTTTGTTCGGATGTCTCGAGACCCACGGAATTTCCAAAGCCGACAGTTTGCGCTTGATGTTGTGTCGCTTCGGTCAATGAATGATCGATTTGCCGGCCTCATCGCTCCAGCTGCAAAGCAAGCCAAACGGGGCCTCACTTGGTCAGTTGAATGCGTTGGTAGCCACGGATGCGGAATTGTCAGTCGCCAAACTTCGCAGGCTTTCGCTTTCACGTCGTACAGAAACCACCTGTTGACCAATCACGCACCGGCATTTATTCCAATCAAGGAGGACGCATGCCACTGACGTCATCGGAAAAGCGAAAAGTCGTTCGTTATCGAACAGCACTTGACGTTATCGTCCAGTCTCTCGGAGAGATCACCGATGCGGAAATTGCTCGATTCATTACCGCAACGACCATTACGGCCGAGGCGGATGGTTTTCGATCAACGGGTTTGACTGGCGGTTCATCAGGTTCATTCGCAAGTTCTTCGACCGAAGCCGCAGCACTTCGAGGTTTACCTGATGACCCTGAGGTTCGTGATGACTGGAAGTTTCATGATCCAATCGACGTAATTCGTCAGGCAGCAACCGATTTGCTTCGATCAATTGACAATTCGCTTGATGCAGTCATGAGTATTGCGGATCGGCGCAAATTCATCATGAACGTTGGCGAATCCATCAGGGGACGCGTGTCTTCGATTGATTCCTGCATCTGTTGCGGCAAAGACGTTTCGGGAGTTGGTGAAGACCGAATTAGGGCTGGCTTTTGCCCAGCTGATTACCGCTCATGGTTACGAGCTGGACGACCCGACCGATATCAATGGATGGCTCATCGTCGTGCCGAAGGAGAACCAAAAGATGTCGCATGACGATAAAAAACTTTTGAACGAAACAATTTTGGCCCTTCGATGCGAGCTCGGCGATGCCAGGGCCGGCATCGAGTGGAGAGATGCCGAAATTGCGGTGTTGAAGCGAACCATTGAATCAATATCCCGTGAAGCTGATCGCAACGCCGCAATCCACCTAGCCAAAGAAGTCTTGTGATGTCGACAATGCCCTATTGGATTTGCCAGTACGGAATGGACCTTGCCTACAAAGTCCTTTGCGCTGGCTGCAAGGACAACTATTTGCCAAACTTCCGGTTTGCCTGGTGGCAAACGACAATTGCCATACCTGACAACCACCGAGGCGATCTTCGTTGTGATGGCTGCAACCGAGTGGTGAAGTACGAAGAGCCATTCCCTCAGCCGGTGTGTGGGGACTTGTTATGAAAACCCATCTGAACCCAATGAAATTGGCACTGGTATTTGCAGCGATTTGGATTCCAATCGTCGGTTGCGTGATTTTGGTCATCAACGTTGGCTGGTGGTTTCCTTTTGTTGTTCTCGGTTTTGGTTGCTTTGGCATGTTCATTATGGGTTTGACCCTGGTGATTGTCATGGCTGTGGAACGCGCAGCTGCAACGCAAGCAATCCAACGGCAGCGTGCTGCCAAGCATCGAAGGGGAATTCGATGAGTGACATTGACTTCATCAGCCTGCTATTCGTCGCCGCCATCATCATTGGTGCGTTGTGGGGCCTCATCGAACGGGCTTACTCATGAGCGTTTACTACTCAGTCAAACGCCAAATGATGAGGGTTCAGTGCTTATTTGGCAGGCACCAGTTCAAGATGGGCGTGCCAGCCAAAAGCGGCGGCGGCTTTGGCTGCCTGTGGTGTGGCAAGCAAATGCCACCCACAAAAGTTGGAGGAAAAATGCACACAATTTCTCCCACCAATGGTCAAAACCATAACGGAATCGGTACGAAATTGACATTCAATGAGCAATTAGACGCCCAACTAATGCAAGACGCTCAGCGCCAAGTACGCCGATTGTTCGGTGGCAAGGCATGACCAGCGATCCAAAAACCGAAAACAGAGGTGCATGTTGATATCCCTGATGATTGTTGAGTTCCTTGGCGGAGTGTTAGTCGGCGCACTGGCGACGATGGTGTTGATCGGAAATTCATGAGCTACCAAATTGCAATCAACGTTTACAGCGGTCATTGGACATTGCTTGAAGACTTGCGCAGCATTGTCGTATCTGATGATGAGATCAAGATGATCGACGAAGACCCAAACCTCGGTAAAGAGATTGCTAGCAACTTTGGCAAGCGAATTGAACTCGAGCAAGCGACTGAGCCAGCGAAGCAACCAGTTCGATGCGACTACTGCGGACAAGCTGCAATCCTTGGTGACGATGGACTGATGGTTCACCTTGCGCCGATGCTTGAGCCTTGCGATGCACCGTGGACTCCGTAATGGTGCAGCATCTTGTACCGATTGTGTTGTTGACAGGCATTGCCATCTGCCTTTTCTTTGCGTACCGCAATTAGGTGTCACCAGCCATTGATTAGGGAATACGCAAGTGGTAACATAGATGTAGTTAATTTGTGACCGCTGTCCCTTGAGGGAAGCGGTCACTTTCGCGTCAGGGAGGCCAGATGGCTAAGTCCCAGCGCATGACCGACGAAGAAGCCCGACGGTATCTCTCGCTTCCGCCAAGAGTGCGTTACCGAATCGCCAAAGCGGCTGGCCACTTTGAATGCGATAAAGAGTTTCTACGACTTCGAGAACTCAATGCTCAATGGGAGGCTGGAAGTCCTTGCGATCCAATGCTGGCTATGAACGATCAATTGATGGTCGAAACATTGAACGAGCAATTGAAACTTCCATCCTTGAGCAACGACCAGGAGACACAGGATTAAGTTGCCGTTTCCAAGACATTGCCTCGGATGCCATGACCTCATCCAATCCGGCTCTCGTTGCAGCACTTGCGCGCCGCTCGCTAATCGACGTCGAGGAACTACAACGCAACGTGGATACGGTGCAGCGTGGGCCAGAACGTCGGCGCGTATCATCAAGATTTACGGAGCGTGCGTTCGGTGTGGACACACTGGATCGGAGACCAATCCTCTAACCGCTGACCACATTGTTCCGAAGTCCAAAGGCGGAACAGATGACGAGTGGAACTTGGAATGTCTTTGTCGTAAATGCAACTCCGCCAAAGGAAATCGTTCAACCAAAGCCGCATCTTCGCTTCGCACTTGAAAATTTTTGAAAATATTTTTGGAAATTTATGGGGGGGCGGGGGTTTTCTTCAAAAAACATTTGGCGATGAC